ATCCAGTTAGTCCCATCAAAATAGTATAGGTTTTTGCCTTGACCGGCGTTCCAATCTGACCCATCAGAATAACGAATATCTCCATCTCTAGGCTTGCCATTATTATCAGATGGGTTACGATGAGTCTTTTCAAGGCGCATAACGTCAATGTTAAAGATAACATCTGACAGTCTGTTAAGTTCATGGAACAGATAGTCTGATAATTTCTCATTACTGGATGGAGCGGGGTTAGGAGTCCAGCGGTTTACAGACTTTACAACCTTTGATGGTGCATTAGCCATGCGCCCTTGACCCTCTTATGCCTCGCTGTTGTACCTCAAAAGATACTCCATGCAGTTTCCAATCTACATCTGTAGTTGACTCTACTTTAATAGCAAAGTATTTACCGCTAACTCGACACGATACCTTAGATTGATTGTTAGGATTAAACGCTACTGGGCCTTCCCATGTAACACCTTCTTCAGTAGACATCTGGCGACCAATGTATACGTTTACCGTGTTGTCTCCACTTACTTCAATCTGAGGATATACAGCAGATACAAACTTTACAGACTGCGGATCATTAAGATCAATACCTGTACGCTCTACATAAGCCGTCATGTTTGCAGTATTGTTTTTGTTGCCAAAGTTATCACGATACATTTTAGTATTTGTAACATCTGCAAACACAAGGTTTTTGACTACGTTGTCGTAATTTCTTTCGCCCCATGCACCAGAGCCAGTATCCCAGTATTCCGTGCTAGCATCCCATGTAGCGCCAGTAGTAATATCAATAATGCCACTGTTGATAAACGAGGTATCAGGCAAATCTCTAAACGACAAAGTATTGTCTTTCCAGTTCCATATAAGCGCCTTGTTTACTACAGAAGAACTACCGCTAGGAAAACAAGCAAGCATTTCGTTACGCACATAATCAGCCGCAACAAAACATTTTTCGTAGTTGTCGCCGTTCAACGTATCAAACATGGCTCGACGCATACGGTTAGGCAGTAATGCGGTTACAGTCTGACCATTACAAACATAGCAATCAGAGTTGCCAATAAAAAAGTGACCGCCCTCGTACTCTGCAATAGCATTCTTTGACAGTGCGCCAATAGTAGGTGACAGCAATTTAAATGAAAATATGTAAGGTGTTCCTACATAGTTCATTACATAAATAGAATCTTCTTTGTAAATAATAAAGGAGTCGCCAAGAGGCAACCCATCTACAATATCTCCCGGCGTATCAGACAATTCATATTCGCCAGCGTCCAGCGTAGCATCGTCCTCTCGCCATGTTGACGGAGGATTACCAAATGCCGCCTCCGTAGACCATTTAACCAACCTCGGTTCATTGTTTTCTCTTGCCCAGTTAAGACCGACAAGAAATGTTCTAAATGACCTTAAAGATTTGCACGACTCTCCAGCAGGCCAATTACGCAATTCAATAAAAGGAGAACCTGTGCTTGGTATACCACCACTCAAAGGCCACATCTGAGGCGTATCAAAACCGTTGGTCGCAACAACCAAACCGTTTAGGTTAGTAGCAGTCCACCTACGGCTACTTGTGTTAGCGCCGTAATCATCGTCAGACGTAGTTGTAGAATCTGCTGGCGTAACAATAGCGTTATCAGAGTGGTTGTTTGCCAGAGTTCCTGATAGCGTAATTACTCCTGTACCAGTATCCCTAGCAGTGTAAGTAATCTTTTCGTATTTATTATCAGTGTCATCATCTACGGCAATGTGCAGGGTTCCGCTTGCGGCAAGAGATGTTAGCACAGCCCCAGTATCTACCGTAATGCTAGACGCTCCAGCAGTCACAGCACCATTTAACGTAAGAACTTCTTGTCTTGTAACATCAGTCCAAGTTGCTCCATCCCATACCGCAATGTCGGTTTCGCCGTATGCAATCCAATAATAGATACCATCTACCGTAAGATACGGATGAATGTAATACGGGGCAAACGGACAAGTAGCCATAACCTCGTAGTATCCAGCGACTTTCTTTACGCCGTTATCGAGGAATCTTACATTGTTTCCGTCAGACCATGCACCCGGTGGAATATTGTATGGAGGTGTATCCTGTATTATTCCAAGTTGCCCAACATTTTCAAATGGTACTAGTGGCATTTATTCTGGAGGCGTAGGCCATGTAATGTTGAATGGATCAGGCTGGTTGGTTATATCACGCAAAGCCTGCCTGTAGGTTTCCCATTCTGTTTTCTTTTCTGGCGTAATAGGCACGTCTGCAAGCACAGACCAATCAGATGCCTGAAGTTTTATGTTTCTTTCGGAGCGTACAACCACCCATTGCTCATCATTTCTGCCTGCTAAAGCAGTAGCCCAAGAAGGTTTTGCCGCCGGGTTCTCATAAATAACTTGATTGTTGTATTGCTCTTCAGTGTCAATAACTTTTCCTACAATATGAAACCAGTTATTAGGAGATGCTTTTATTAATATGTTTGCTAAAGCATTAGTGCTTGTAAACGTCATTATTCTACCTCCATAACGACAACAGAAAGATCGTCATAAGCATAACCACCATCAGAGGGTTGACCCATTAATGCTTGTATTTTAAAGTTTTTTGTTCCGGCAGATAATGGAGTGCTTTCTTTAACGGAAAAAGAAGTATACGCTCTAACTTCATTATTATTTGATGGGCTTGCTCCAAGATTATTCCATTCTCCGCCAGCGTCCCAATTTGTATTACCTATTCTTGCGGAGTTATCTGCATCCCAAAGTCTTACTTCTCCAGTAGCAAGTGTTCCGTAGTTATACAATCCAGCCCAAATATTTACATGAAATATAAGATCAGAAGTTGAAGTAAGTTTTGTGTAACTAAAACTATAAGCGTCTGTAAAACTTGTACTTCGTATATTTCCGCCTGTAGAATCTTCATAATGAACAATATTAATAATACTGTTTCCTTCCGATCCTGACAAAACTACCCATCCGCTGTCAGCCTCGTTACGCATCTTTAACAGGTTGGCAGAAGTGTCAAACCAAAGTTGTCCTGCTGATGTAGAAGTTGGAGCAGTTGCGCCGGTATGAATGCCGTTGACTGCTTCGTATGCGTTTGGCAGAGAAGCCTTTAAAACTGCTTTGATGAGGCGAAGATGATCGTCGCCTTGCGATATAGCGTCAGAACCGCTAGGGTTCGTAGACACCAATCCGCTAATGTATGATGCGCTTTCTAATGCCATGTGTTATTCCTTTGGGTATTTATCTTTAATTGCTTGTCGTTTTGCTTGCAGTTCTATTGCTGGAGCAAGACGTTCTTCTACAACGCTTTCCCATAGGGCTACGACAAGTGCCTCGATTCTTGGGTATTCAGCGGCTCGATTACGTTGGTATTGTGTGGCGGCGTGTTCTGCCTCTAATTTTGCCACTTCAGCGGCAATCTCATCATCTGATGGTTGCGGAATGTCAGAAGACAACCACTCAATCCGCTTATTGTCAAACACAAGAAATTGAGCAGACGGATGTAAAGACCGAATTGCTTGTTTCAAAGTAATCATGCTCCGATCTCCATCGCAACGATTGAGGTAATATCTGCATCGTCGTTTATCAAGAATTCGCCATTTGTTTCCCGCCCATAAAGAGAATAAGTAATGGCGCTAGTTGTTGAGGGCGAGTCAAGCCAGTTAAACGTCCATTGACCCTGCCACATAACGCCAGAACCTCCATAGTCGTAGTTTCTAAGATTGCTCGTTGATCCAGCGGGAAACAAATCAACTGTGTCATCACGCATTATTTTCAAACCGCCAGTGTGAGATTGACCGGAGTCTCCAATTCGATAGCCAACAGTTGCCACAATAAAAATTTTGCTTGAAGTTGCAGAAGGCGTAATCGTAAGATCAAAATTAGTTCCCGCATCTGTCCAACTTGAGGACGCAAAATTGACCCCTGTTCCTGTCGTTGTTGCAACAACTTGCAATACTTTTCCACCACCAGCCGCCGACCAAGTGCCATCACCCCTTAAAAACGTAGTGCTGTCAGCGGTGCCAGATGCAAGCCTAGCAGTAGGAACAGTCCCAGAAGTAAGATTAGAGGCGTTGCTAGGATCACTGGCTAATTTAGATAAAGCAATAGCCGCACTTGCATTGATGTCCGCATTAACAATTGTGCCGTCTACAATTTTTCCAGACGTAACAGAGTTATCAGAGGGTTCACCAAAATCTACAACGTCACCAAGAAACTGTACCGTGACATTGTTAGTTCCAGATGGTGTAGTAGCCGTAGTAGTCAACGTAGTACCGCTAACACTGTAAGCATCCGTAGGTGTCTGTCTTACTCCGTCAATAAACAACAGTACCGTTTCGGTTGTGGCTGATTTAGATAAAGTAAAAGAACTACCGCCGCCGTTAAATGACTCAACTGCGTAGGCTCCTA